AACCACCTTTGCCGTCGAATACTATTATACATCTACTAGGTTTAAAATCTCTAATTGCTTTACCAATTGAAAATAAGAATCCTGTGATGCCACCTATGTGTTCGCCATCTTCGTTAGTTGATGGTGTTGCTCCAAACGCTCTAATAAAGGTATTTAATCCGTCCATCACCATAATATGATCATCGACGTTGGACGGATTATTTTCCTTTTCTTTCTGTAACTGTTTGAATAATTGTTGATACTTATTATCCATTTATAACTAATATTATATAATATTAACCTTCTTCATCAACCATAGAATCATCGATTATCACATCGTCAATTCCACCATCAATACCTGCATGATATTTAAAGATATATGCATCACATATTCTAGCATACAATCGTGCCTTAATTTCTGGTATATTAATAACCTTGTCTAAGAAGTTTTTTGATTGAAATTTAATTTCACCAAATACCTCACCAGTTACCATATCAACATCTTGCAATGTGTAATGAGCTCCTGCTTGTGCAACTAAATCAAATGTTTTCATAACACCTAACCAACCACCATAATTATCAATACCACTATCATAGTAGATTTCATAATCAATTTTACGATGAGGAGGACCCATTCTGTTTTTTACAACTTGCACATTGGTCTTAGATCCGACAATTTGTTCAACACCATTAATCTTTGCTTTAATTTGTCCGGTGTTTTTCAATCGCAATCTAACAGATGCATGGAATGGAATAGCTTTACCACCTGCGGTAGTCCACTGATCTCCAAATGATACACCTAATTTAGTTCTAAGTTGATTTGTGAAGATTAAACAAATGTTTTCTCTAGCAATCCAATTGGTTACTTTACGCATTGCTTTTGATAGAATGATTGATTTACTTGTCGCATACCCATCCTTATCATATTCAGCAGCCATTTCAATTTTAGTTGAAGCACCCATTACTGAATCTACTACAATAGTAACTAATCGATCTTTATTCGATTTACGTACACCCTCAACTATAGTTTCAATCGTTTCAAAGATCTCTTCAATAGTTTCCAATGGTACATATAACATTGTTTTTAAATCACAACCAATTGCAGTTAAAAACTCAGCACTTGATGCAGCCTCAGTATCAATATATACTGCTAACCCACCTTTTTTCTGTGTTTCTGCTAATGCATGGGATGCTAGCAAAGATTTACCCGATGCTTCCAATCCGGTAATTTCAGTAATTCGACCTACTGGGAATCCTCCGTTCGGTCGATTTGAAATTGCTAGGTCTAATGTATCGCAGCCAGTAGATATCCAATCCTTAACATTGCTAGGTGCATCATCATCGCCATCTAAAAAGAAAGCAGTTTTTAATGCTTGCCCTTTAAATTGCTTGTTGATACTATCAGCCAATGTATTTGCTAAACTGTCTTCCAGTTCTAGCTTAGTCTTATTACTTTTTGCCATTATGAGCGACCTTTAATTACTTGTTGAATAAATCATTAAATGCAGATGCAACATCAGTTACTTTTTCAGTTTCTGGCTTTGCTGCTTTAGTAGTAGATTCACTTTTAGGTTCGTCTGCTACATCAGCATCCTGATTTTCTGGATTCATCCATTCTGCTAATGCTTTTTCTAATTCTTCATAAGAAGGCTCAGGAAAGATTTCAGTAATCAATGGTTGATTCATAATTTTTTCAGCAATTGCTTTATCTTCTGTTGCTGGTTGTGCATTCGGTTTTACTCGAATAGTAGTTTTAGGAAAACCACCTGCTTCTGCTGGTGTAAATTCTACATCGATATCTCTACCTGACATTAAATCAGTGATATCACCGTAATCATCATCTGATACTATAGATAACAATTCTGTGTAAATTTGTTTTCCGAATCCCCAAAATTTAACTCCTTCGGACTCTTTACCGCGAACGATAACAGGTACATAAGTTCTCATTTTAGGTTCAATTTTTCTACCCATCAACCATTCATCTTTATCGCCAGTTTTCTTAAGTTTTTCTGCGAATTCAACGATTGGATCTGAGTTACCAAATGTAATTGGTGATAACATCGAACGCTTTGCGATATCATAATGGAAATACAATTCCAAAAATGGGTTTTCTTTACGGTGTACATAAGGTACAATTCTTACTCTAGTTTTTCCCGCTTCAGGTTTCCACAAGTTGTTTTTCTTGTCATCACTCTTGTTTAATTGGTTAAGTTTTGCTTTAATAGCACTTAAATCTAACGCCATAGTTTTACTTTTTAAATTGTTAATAAATTATTGTTACTTATTAATTATATATTAAATAATTAATGCTTTAATTCCAAGTTAATTGTTAAGTTTTTTGATAAAAATATTTATTATATTAACTGAGTTAGTTTTGTATAGGTATCTTTATGATTGCCAGAAATAACATCAATTAATTCTTTTTCTAATTTTTGTTTAATCTGAGCTTGATCTTCAAGTTGATCTCCTAAGCTAAGTGCGGTTTGGAGCTCTGGCTGCGGTCCTTGATATTGAGCTGCTAACTTTGCTATTTCGGTTGTTACTCTAATCCAATCTTTTTGAATTTGTGAAACTGATCGGCTGACTGTATTTTCTGTATTATCGGGATACCCGTTATTATTTTGGTCTCCATCTTCATTTATTAGTTTTTTTAATTTTATCATATAATCCTATTTTTTAATAATATCAAATTCGGTAGACTCTGAATCCTTGTATATATTAGATGGGTCTATAATAAAGTTAGGAAACTTTTTCAATACCATTTTAATTGCTTTTAGTGCAGGTGTTCGCCATGGTCCTGACAGTAACTCTACGCTAATACTATTATTTGATTCATCATTTACAAGAAATATATCTTCACCTGGATCGTAATTTGGATAGTTAGGATTTGATAATGCGTCTAATGCTGTTTCTAATGCTTGATTTAATTGTAAAAATTCAGAATTATTAGATCCTTCGCTACCATCTGGATATCCGTTATTGTTTTGATCTGTATCTTCGCTTAAATTCTTGGTTTTGAATCTGCGCATATTTTCTGCTAGTATATTTTTTTTCATTTTTTTCTTTATTATATAATATATAAATATCAATTCCAAGTTAATTTCTTAAAAAATATCAAACTGATAACTCGATACCCAGTATCATTTGTCAATATAAATGAATTTTGATATTGTTGCCAATCTATTTGAATCTTTTAGCAATTATTTGTTTTTGTACTCGTCCTGCAATATCATCTGATACATATATGTCACCTCGTTGGAATCCATTCTTTTGTAACCATGACATATACTCGTCTTTAGTTGTGTCGAGATTTGTACCAACGCTTTGTAAATGACCGTCAACCCCACCAAAATCTGTCATCCAATTTTTTTCTATGTCATCTAGTCTAGTTGGAAATTTGAATTTATAGAAGTTTTTTACTAAAATCTTTTCTAGATCTATAGGCTTTGCAATTTGCTCGTTTAATAATGTTTTTAATTTTATCATGTTATTTGAATCTTTTAGCAAGTATTTGTTTTTGTACTCTTCCTGCAGTTTCATTATCTACATATATGTCACCTCGTTGGAATCCATTCTTTTGTAACCATGTCATATACTCTTCTTTAGTTGCTTCAAGGTTCAAATCCATGTCCTGAAACGTATTATCAATATTATTGAATTCTGGCATATAGATTGTTTCAATTTCACGTTGTTTAGCTGGTAATTTGAATTTTAAAAAGTTTTTTACTAAAATCTTGTCTAGATCAATAGGCTTTGCAATTTGCTCGTTTAACAATGTTTTTAATTTTATCATGTAATCCTTATTTTTAATATAAATATCAGTTTCAAGTTAATTTCTTAAAAAATATCAAACTGATAACTCGATACCCAGTATCATTTGTCAATATAAATGAATTTTGATATTGTTGCCAATCTATCTGATATGTTTTATCTAATACGCCGTTATTTGCTGCAATTATAATTTCATTTAATGCATTAACCGTATACAGTGTATTAGTTTCCTTTTTACGATGGATGCTAATGGTATTCTGTCCTCTACGGTCCGACATAGATGCATTATATGTGCAATACAATGAATCAGTGTTATCTTCATTAGAAAATATGAATATACGACGTTCTGGTATTTCATAATTCTGTTGTATGTATTCAGTTATAATGTTTAAATCCGATGGGTGTGCGAATGTGCATAGTAATTGTGTTTTCACCACTCATCCTCCTCATTTAATTCTTCGGTTAATTCGGAGTCATCGGCTCCAATTGATTTTTCAATTATTCTTATTCGACCAGCATCACAAACAACGAATCTAAATTCATTTGTAATACGTACTCGATCTTTTCTAAACACAATTAACTGCAAATCACCATTAGTAATAGTATCAACAGCTTCTTGTAAATCGTCATTTAACAATTCTGGTTCTCGTACATATTTTAAACGTCTTAATTCGGTATTTACATATGTTAATGATCGACTATCATCTTCAATTGGTTTAATAGTAATACTACCGTCACTATGTGTTGTAATTGGTTCAATTGATAACTCAACCGGTGTTGCATTAGGACCGCGTAATATTACATTAGTAAAACCTTCTATATCAGATTTAAGTGAATTTGCTTCTCGATAAAATGTTTGTAACATCTTATTATCTTTGAAATTCAAATTACCTGCTAATATAAATGTTTTACGGCTATCTAGATAATCTATAGCTTGTAATAATTCATCATGAAATATGTCATGGAAATTAAATTTAGGATTTTCAATAGTACCTCGTAATTGATCAATACGTTTTAATGTAGTAACAATTTCATCCCAGAAACTAAATTTAGTAACACTTCCTTTTGTCCCCAATCTAATCGATGAAAATTTAGCTGTACCACCGGTATAATCTTTTATTTCATATGTGCGACCATTCTGATCCATATCATATGATGAACCAGATCCATTAATATTAGAATTTTGGAATAATATTGCTAATAGCAATTCACCCTTTCCTAATCCTTTTGGTTCTAGTTTAAATAATTCATTTAAAAATCCGGATCTGAAATCAATACTATTTAATACATCTTCACTTATATTATCATATGAATATAAAATTCTAGTGAACTCAATACATCTAGCTTGATCTAATGAATTTAATAAGTTAATTATAATCATATCAGCATCAGTTGGAAGTAATTCTAAAAATCGATCAAACTCTTCAATTTTATTTTCCTGTTCGAGTGTCTGTATTAAAATCACATTTTCTATAGAAGTTCGTTTTACTGATTCTGTAATTTGAGGTAATATACCGCGAGCTTTATTGATTATAACATCACGATCGTGTTCTGATAATGTAGTTATTTCTGATAATACATTGTTGAGAATGTTATAGTCACTGTCAGTTTCCGGATATCCGTTTTTTAATCTATAACACCATTCTGTTAATATGGTTTCTATTGTCATAATGTAATACTATTCATTTTGATATAAATATTATCTAACCTAAGTTAATTGGTTTTAAATTTGAATATGTAACGCCGACCTTACATTTGACGGGAAAATTTCCTCGTTGCATTATATTTATAAGTTCAGGCAATATTTGTTTAGCTTCTGAATAGTCTACATCTAATAATATACTATCATATGTATATAATATCAGTTTAGAATTATATGGAGTTAAGTATTCTAATACTTGTTGTAGTTTTGGTGTTGATACCTCAGTTTCTAGTGCCTGTAAATAATAATTGAATAATTTGTTTGCCGTAATATTAGTAATACTATCTTTATAAATTTTTCTTTTTAATATTGGGGTTTCTACATACTTGCGGTTCTTACATTTGTCCCACAATGAATACACAAACGCATTTACTTGATTAAAGAATGGTATTTCTAAAAATTCTTTGTCAATACCACCATATAATAGTCGAAATGTAATCTGTTTGCTTTGTTCATATTGTTCTGTGGTTAATTGGTTGGTATCAAAATAAAACTTGCCGAAATACTCGTGAATTGATCCATCGGGTAGTGCATAACCTATTAATTTAGCAATTAACCTTACGTGATATGCATCAAAGTCCATTTCAAACAATGCACCGGTTTCGAATCTACTACAAAATGCATCTCTTGTTCCATCTTCTTTGTTCATTGCCGCAAAATTAAATCCGCGATATGCATTAGATGGTCTACCTGTTAGGGTATGATAATTGTATTGTGAATAAACCATTTCTTCAGTGATTATATCTGGCATTCTAAAATTATCAGTAACCGTTAATCCAGCAGTTTCAATAGTTGCATATACAGCCGGATACATTTCATTGAATTTTAAATATGATGCATCCAATTTAGCATTCATACACATTGGCCAAGCATACTTTCGTATTTTCTGACACATTGCTAAATGTTGTTGCAATGGTATTATAGTATTAACATATGATAATGTGGTATGTCGGCGCCAATAAAATTTATGAGATGCTGTATGATAATGAGTTTCATCATATGGTTCATTATAAGTATACCACCATAACGTCTTGATATCGAATACATTAGTGTTTCCGCCCAACTGCAACCACTGCTTCTTATCATATACAAAGATATTCGTAAGATCCAGAAACCGTTGTAGATAATCGGTAAATGAACTAATCTGTTCAGTATGACGAAATGGTATTATGTATTCTATATCACCCTCAGCATATATGTATATACAACTGATTTGATTGATAGATGAATGTGTAGTTGAATTGATAGTTATAGGCACCAACAATGTTTTTTTATCTTGTATATATTCAAATACAGATTCAATTTCATCAATGTTGTCTAATATCATACCATATAATATGAAATTAAATTTACAATTCCAAATTAAACGTTAATATCAGCTGGTACTTTAAAATCAGTATCAGTATAATACTCAGATAAATTTGTTAATCTGCTACGGATGCCAGGTATAACCTTTTCTGCAACATTTACTTCAAGTTGATTTTTAGTTAACACACCTCTAGTTTTTATGCCGGTACCAGTATCTAATAATGGTCCGGCGATATACCAGTTCAGTTTAACGGATGTATATAAGTTTGGATCAATTATATTAGAATCTAAATCATTTAATTGATCTAAATTAATTTCAATAATTGAATAATCCGTCTGTTTTTGTAAAAAATATCTTGTTATGTATGTTTTTTTAATATCAACAATATCAATTGTTATGTTAACCGGATATACCGTTTTATATTTAGTTTTAATTTTTGGTTTTAACTGTTTATATTGATATGCGGTTGTTGTAGTATCGGCATATGGAATTAATGGTATTGATTTCGTATTGTGCCATATTGGTTCTGTATATACTTCGCCAGTTGTATATGTGTGATACAAGCCTTTATATTCTTTAAATTTATCAGTCATCCATTCTAATCCAGATGTATATAAATCAGTTGTTATTTCTTTTGGCGTATATTGTAATTTTTGTCTGTTCATAATTTAATCAAATTTAGGTCGCATTACACAATTAATTTTTGTTGTCCATTCGCCGGCTGTTGATACAGTATGGGTTATTCCAATAATACTAAACGTTGTATTATTTTTATATTTTTCTGGTAATGCTTTAAATTCTACAGTATCACCATATCGTAATCCATTTATACCATCAATAGTAAATGATACTTCCATTGGGTATACTGCAGCAGTCATTTGAGCCGTTTTTTCAATTTTATCAGTTGGCCACTGTACATGTTTTATTAATGCATTACTTAATTCTGTTTGAGTAGTCGTATTTGTTAATCCATCTTCTGCAAATTTAGTTGCTGCTACTAACAATGCATCTTTATATTTCTTATGTGTTTCTGCGTACTTAGCATCTAATTGTTTTTTTATGTTTTCATCAACTCCGCTACTTATAGTTTCGTATCGTATACCAGTTTTTTTATCAGCCGATCTCGTTATTATACGATTGTTATACATATAATTTAAAAATGGAGCAATTTTTTCTTCAGATATAGTATCACTTTGATTAACGGTATACATCAATGCTTGTGTATTCTGTGGTAACTTAGATTCAAATGAAAAATCTCGCACAATAGTTCCGAATGGGTGATTTGCAAACATTGGTACTGAATATGGTTTTACATTGTATGAATCATATCCTTTATAATTAGCATCATAATAAATTAAATAATTTGGATCATCTGGATATGAAATTAATTTCATATTTATAAAATTACCAGTAGCAGCTGATATTAGTTTACTTATTTCTATTAGAAAATTAGTAGCCTTAAAATCGTCAGGCGTTTTTAATAACTCGGTTAATATACGATCGATTACATTTAAATTTATATAAATTCTAGATGGAAAGCTTTCGTTAGCTGATGAAAATGGGGCTGGTTCTTTTATATATGAATTCGTATCGTCGTGCCATTTTTTTGATGTAGCTAATTCTACAGAAGTTTTTGTTGGAGTACCATATGTATCATGGGTGTTGCCGGCTAACCAAATATCAATCGGATTTGCTGATATTAATGATGGGAGATTGTTACTATAACACATCAGATCACTACATATGATTAAGGCATTGGGTGCAATAGTTAACTGTTTTGATATTATATATTTATTTAGAAACTTAATTAAGAATGCCAATGTTATGTAACGTTGTTCTTTTTTATTCCAATCGGTTAGTACAGCCCAATACCTGTCAGTATCACTACTATATATACCAGCTGTTTCTTCATATTTATCAGATGCTAACAAATATGCAGTTTTTAATTCAGTCTCAGTTTTTATTTGTTTTTGATATCTCGACTCTATTTCATCATATACTTGTTTGTAAAACGATGTAGGTTTTACTTCATTGGGACGTGGTCCTACTGCAGTTTCGGTTATCGGAGGCGTAATTGTGGATACTGGCTGTGGCCCAAACGCTATGTTATTAAGTGGTTTAATTGTGTCTGGCGTATATATATACATCGATATATCGGTATATACATTACTGGTACCAATCAAATAGATAGTCATTACAACAGTACCATCGGTTTGATATGCATAAGTAAATGATTTAATTAATCCATTAAATTTAACATTATTCATTTTTTGAGCGGCTGATCCTGAAATTACTGGTTTTAATGTACTAGCCATTAATGGTAGTTCAGTAATTACCGCAGAGTCGGGGTGTTCTATACGTAGTGTTATAGCTCGGCCCGGTCTAGCATAAACAGATTCCATAAAATCTAAATCTCCATCTGGATTTGGAATTATGATATTAACAGTTGCTGAATTTAATAAACCCATTGAATGATCATTTAATTGCATTTCAGCCGATGTTATAAATGGTGGTATTCGATATGATGAATTTATATCAGTGTCAGAACCAGCTGGTAATAATGGATCTATTATCGTTGTTTTTCGATCGTTTAGAAATCCATTTGCACCAGTTGGTAAATATTCGCCAGATCTTACCGATAAGCCACCTAACCGATGTAATATATTTTTTTCATTATCAGAATTATTTGGATCGACATGTTTCTGATCAACCATTGCAATAATTTCAACGTTGGCAACCTTTTCCAACATGTAAGCCATTGCTCTGTCAGTACGATCATGTATACCAGCTTTTCCGCGAGCATTTAATTCTCTTTGTAAGTTTTGATCTACTTCTGAGTAAAATATATTTCCAGCGCTCATCTTATACGATTAATTTCATTGATTACAGATTCAATTGTTGCATTACTAGGTATACGCAATATGGTATCGGCAGGGACTATTAATGTTCATTTACCTAATCCATTTGCTGCAGCAATAATCCACCAACTCGAAACATCATTATAAAAATTATTTGCTAGTCTAGTAAGTAATTCTGGCGATGTTACGTGTATATAGGTATCATTACTGTCGACAATTGGTGCAGACAATATAACAGTTGCTCTTCGTCTATAGCCGATATCGGTTTTTAATTCGTTTGAAGTTGCATATCTATTCATAATATATTATTTTAAATTAGTTAAGCTTTTTCCGTGATTCTTTATCAGCTTTGGATTTTTTCAATTTAGCAAACCAGCTATCGTCTACTTCGTTTATAGGCGATGCTATTCGATTTAGTACTGCGGTTGTTGTAGATTTAGAATCACTTAACCAATTATCATTTCCAGGTTTAGATCCATATTTATCATTTTTCTTAGCCAATGTAT